TACTGCATCATCAGTTCTGCATGAATATGTGCTGTCATGGTGTTTCCTTAATTCCAGCCTTGCAATAAGCTGGCTTTGGTTTTGAGTGGATAGAAAGTAGGCCATTCACTGTTGGTATGTTGTACCTTCAGATACCTTTCCAAAGAATGTGCGTTGTAGAACACAGGGCAGTTATTCCCCATGTACTCCACGTTATCAATGTGCCCAAACGTCATAGGCAACATAGCTCTGCGGAAAGGCATTGCAGGGCCAACGAGGTATTCAACGCCTCTTACTGTGATAGGCATGGTGTTTCCTTAGTGAGACTTCTTGCGGGCCAAATGATTGATGGCGAGTTGAATAGGAAGTCCTTGGTTTCGCATATAGCCTGCGGCTGCACGAGTACCAAGAGACTTTTGAATGTTCGTAGCACGCTTTAGTTGAGCTACGGTCTTGCTAGTGATTTGCATCATGAACATGGTGTTCTCCTTAAAGGGTATGGACTTCATAAAGAGGCACGTCATCAATAGAAACTTCCTTGATGAAGTACTGCGAATACTCGAAATGATCTGGTTCTGACAGGCTGTAACTAACATTCCCAGACTGGATATCCTCATAGCGATATGCGGTATCGAAACCCTCTGCTTTGAGACTATCCAGAATTTGCTGTGGACTCTGTTTCATAGGTAACTCCTGTGAATAAAGAAAGCAGGGCAACAACACCCAACACATTGGCGGAGCCATGGACATAACGAAAAGAACAACCCGTGCACGGAGAGCACATACAAACACTGTCTGGTTTGTGTTGACAGCGTTCGTATGTACTCACGGTCATAAAAAAACCCTACCACTCCGAAGAGTGATAGGGTATTTCATGAACGAGACTTAGAAGCCCACGTTCGCGGGTTGCTGGTTCTCAGCCATTTGGAAGTCCACTTCCAGGTGCTTCATCAGAGCCTCAACACCGCCTTCTTGTTGAAGACGTTCGATGAGAGCACTGTCGAAGTTGCGGCTGTCCTTCAGAGGCACTGCACCGATCTTGGCGCGAGAGCCATCAGCACGACGAACCCAGAAGTTCAGGAAAGCCTTGGCCTTCCAGCGTTCTTGGCCTTGAGCTTGACCAGCAGCGTTGTTGTTCGAAGAGTGGTTGAAAACGAGAGCCATGATAGTTCCTTGATAAGAGAGATTGTTGATTAAGCGCACAGACCCTCTGCACGCCTTTTCATGGGCGGAGCCCGGTATTAAAGAACGGTGGAATGTTCCTAGAAGTATCCAGAAGATGTATGAGAGAAATTGGACACTTTTAGTTAGGGTATCGTCCGTATATCGGAACGGCCCGTAGCATGCACGGAGTGCATTTAGAAGTTTGGTGAAAAAGATAGAAGTTCTAAGTAATTTACTGAACTACTTAGCTATTTGTACTACCTGAATTACTGAGAGTACTCAGTTGACTCTATTGCTTACGCAGTAGAAGTTAGACAGAACGAGATATAGGACTGTTTGATATGTCTGTCTACTGGGTGTGTGATGTGTGTGATTCAGCCTTCATGTGCCACACGGTAAAAAAAAAAGATCCCCACTCCCGAAGGAGTGAGGACGTTGGTTACTGCTTACTGGTTGTTAGCAGGAGCAGCTTGGTTCTCGATAACGACAGCTTGTGCTTGAGCAGCTTTGGATGCACGCAGTTGTGCAATCTTGGCTTGGCGTTCGATCTGAGCTTCATCGACGAATGCAGCAGTTTGTTCTTCTGCCCATTTGCCGAGGTTGTCCAGTGCGTTTGCTCCACGACCCACAGCTGAGGCGATAGTGCCAACAGCGTTGTAGATTTGGTGAAGCATGCCAAAGAAGCCGATATTTGCAGCCATGAGAAACTCCTATAGGAAAGTTAAAGAATGGGATGTGGCCTTACACCCCATGTCATTGCCGGAGGCAACTACGGTTGATTAAGGCTTCTCTACGTGTGCAGCAAAGGAACCAATGAGCAAGAGCAGGGCAATACCCAAAGCCTTACCAGCTTCAGTTGGGTTGTTGTCCAGCATGCTCATGAATGCATAAGCCACAGCAGTGATAGCACTTCCCGTCATGATCAAGAAGCAGAGACGGATGAAACAGATGTGCATGTGATACTCCATGAAGTGATGAGTCCACGATATATGGACAGGTCGTGACATATGCGGAGCATGGGGGTAGGGTACTGAAATGAGGGAAAAGTGAAGTGACCGGGGGGGTATTTAGGTTTGGTGTGTGCAGCCCATAGAGTCCTACATCCATACCCCGCTATAAAAAATCCCAAAAACCTGCGGGTACTGTTTTCAATAATTACTGATATTGCTCATACAATACGGCATTCATTTTCATGTAATGCCATGACTGCACTTACTGTTGAGCAATTCAAAATGGCTTTACCTGACAAGGTAAAGAAGTCGATCAATCAGGAATTGGTTGACCAGATCAACGCTACTCTGTCTGATCCTGATATGTTTGAAGCGTATCGGGATAACCTGCTTTCCTATACGAAAGTCATGGCAGATGGCCGGTTCAAGGTGACCGATTATGTGAATGCTGTAAAGTACGTGAGCCACAAGTTAATGGGGGCTACGAACATTGAGGCGTACACAAAGACCTTCCCTGATAAGTATCAGAGGTTCCTTCAGAACGGTGTCCAGCCCAAAGATATTGCTTCGTATGTCACTGCATACAACAAGAGCAAGCTGGTCAATTTGATCTTTGAACAGACTCTGGTACCCAGCTACATCCTCAACCAGGATCTGTATCAGAAAGCACTGAATGTACAGGCTGAGCTGATGATTTCAGCTAAGAGCGAGAAGGTTCGCTCTGATGCAGCCAACTCCCTTTTGTCGCATTTGAAGATGCCTGAAGTACAAAAGGTTGAGCTTGATATTGGTGTGAAGGAAGATAGCTCTATTGCTGCTTTGCGTGCCAGTACTTTGGAGCTGGCCCGTCAGCAGAGGATGATGCTTGAGGCCGGTGCCATGAATGCCCAACAGGTTGCACACAGCAAACTGTCGGTTGTTGACGTTGAAGCCAAGGAAGTGAAATGACTCAAGTTCAGTTGAAGTTCAAGAAGAAGCCGGTGGAAGTGGAAGCCTTCCAGATGACTGAGGCCCGTCGCCAGGACAACAGTGAGTGGCCTGAGTGGCTGCACAGGGCCTGGAACAAGGAACAAGGTGAGCCGGGTGCTGTGTTCCCTCGTCATGCTCCTTTCTCTGATGGCACCGATGAGCTGGTGATTCACACCACTGAAGGTATTCACTTGGTTTCCTGGAATGATTGGATCATTCAAGGCATCAAGGGTGAGCTGTACCCCTGCAAACCTGATGTGTTTGCGGCTACCTATGAGGCCGTCAAATGAAGCAGTACCTGGGCACCAAGATCGTTCATGCAGAGCCTGCAAACAAAGGTGATGCACCTGGGTACTTTGTCCGATATCCCGATGGTTACACCTCCTGGTCTCCTAAAGAGGCCTTTGAGAGTGCATACCGTGAAGTGGACGGCCTGAACTTTGGTTTGGCCATGGAAGCCATGCTGATGGGTAAGCGAGTGGCTCGGGCCATTTGGAAGAACAACCCCAGTAGGCAGCTGAAGTATGTGCCTGCAAGTCTGCTTACCTTTCCCCGGATTTTGGATACCTCTGATGAGGATTCTTATCTGTGGCTCCCTGGTCATGACGACCTGATTGCAACTGACTGGTTTATCAAGGAATAACCATGAACAACATTCCCTCTCCTTTGCCCACTACTTCTGATGAATGGCTTGAGCGTGATATCAAGCGAGTCGGTGCTGATAAGGCACCCCGAGTGACCCCTGACGATGTGAAAGCGAACATTGTCAGTGAGTTCTACTTCACTGCCGAAGAAGGGGTTCACGCATCTATTGCCCTGACTGGCACAACTCCTGGATGGCCTTGCGAAGACGTTGGTGCTCTGATTCCGAAGCCTCTGCGATTGCTTACCTTCTGCGTTCTCGTCCTACGCAACGGCTTCACTGTGACTGGTGAGTCGGCCTGTGCTTCGCCTGAGAACTTCAATGCAGAGATTGGGCGAAATGTTGCGAAAGAAAACGCAGTGAGCAAAATCTGGCCCTTGATGGGGTATGAGCTGCGTTCTCGTTTGGCTGAAGCCAAACAGTGAGGTAACGCCTATGGCCATTCACCATCATCATGACGGTACACCGTGGAAGGTTGAGGATTACCTCAACGCCACGGACTATTCCATTGATCCTGGGTACGTCCCCAGCGAGTTTGCTTTGGAGTTTGTTACCTTCATCAAGCTGGTGAATGGCGAGCAGGGCGAGGAAAACAAGACGCCCTTGGTCCACTATCACATGCTTGATACGCTGACTGATGGTGGCAGGCGAGTGCTTAACCTATGTCATCGGGGTATCGCCAAGACCACCCTGATGGCTGAGTACTTGTTCTTGTATCTCGCAACCTATGGTGAGATCCCTGGCTTTGGTCGGGTGGATCTGGCTTTGTATGTCTCTGACTCCATTGAAAACGGGGTCAAGAACATGCGTAAGAACCTTGAGTTCCGATGGGATAACTCAGCCTTTTTGAAGGAATACGTCCCTGAAATCAGGTTCACGGACATTCGCTGGGAATTCAAGAACGCTGATGGTAAGGCCTTTATCGTCAAAGGCTATGGTGCAAAGACGGGTGTTCGTGGTGCCAAGGAAATGGGTAAACGCCCTGATTTGGCTGTGCTCGATGACCTGATCAGCGATGAAGACGCACGCTCTGAGACTGTCATTGCTGCTGTGGAAGACACGGTTTACAAGGCAGTGAACTACGCCTTGCACCCAACCAGGAACATGATCATCTGGTCGGGTACACCGTTTAACTCCAAGGACCCTTTGTACAAGGCCGTGGAGTCTGGGGCCTGGAGCGTCAACGTATTCCCTGTCTGTGAGCAGTTTCCTTGTGAACCTGAAGATTTCAGAGGCTCATGGCCTGACCGGTTCACTTATGAGTACGTCAGCAAGCAGTACGAAGATGCTGTAAAGCTGGGTAAGGTAGACACATTTAACCAAGAGTTGATGCTTCGAATCATGTCTGAAGAAGACCGAATGATTTCGAACTCTGATATTCGTTGGTACAAGTTGGAAAATGTTCTGAAGAACAAGAGTCGATTCAACTTTTACATCACTACTGACTTTGCTACCAGTGTTAAGCAGAAGGCTGACTACTCAGTGATCAGTGTGTGGGCGTTGAACAATGCCGGTGATTGGTTCTGGGTAGATGGTATTTGCAAACGTCAGCTAATCAATAAGAACATTGATGATCTGTTCAGGTTTGCTCAGAACTACAAACCTCAAGGTGTTGGTATTGAAGTCTCTGGGCAGCAAGGTGGCTTTGTCACCATGATTATGGACAAGATGTTTGAAAGAAACATCTACTTCCCGTTGGCTTCTGATAACAACAGCAATGAGCCAGGCATTAGACCAAGCACCAATAAACTGATGCGGTTCAATACCGTAGTGCCATGGTTTAAGGCAGGTAAGATTTACTTCCCTCTGGAAAAGAAGAATGAAGCTCCCATGAAGGAAGCTGTCACAGAGTTATCTTTGGTATCTGTTGGTGGGTTCAAATCAAAGAACGATGACTTTGCAGATACCATTTCTATGCTGCCCTTGATGAATGCTTGGAAACCAAGCGAAGAGGCACCCGTATCCCAAAGTCCAAGTGAAGGGGGTATGTGGGAAGTTGACATTGAAGAACCGGATCAAGGCCGTATTTCTTCCTACATTGTGTAAAGGATGCCTATGAAACTCAGCGACATTTTTGATTACCTCCGTCAAGGTGAGCTTCGGCTTGTGTCTATTGGTGGTGGAGAGCAGGGGGAGATTCGTTCTCAAGACTACCCTCAAGTCATTGCCAGCATCAACCTTGGTTTGTCTGCGATCTTCAGCCGGTTCACCTTGAAGGAAGAAAAGCTGAAACTACTGCTTCAGCCAGGAACCTACCGGTACAACCTGAAGTCTGCCTTTGCTATCAGCAACACCACTTCGACCGAGCCCCTTCAGTACATTGATGATGCGGATCGGCCCTTCAAGGATGACTTGGCCAAGGTGCTGTACATCAAAACCCCTGATGGTCATGAAGTGGCTTTGAACGATCGTTCAGACATTTGGAGCTGTCACACACCAAGTACCTTCGTACTGGAAGTTCCTGAGAAGGTGATTGATCAGTCCCCTGACATGCCTGATGGATTCAAGGCAGGGGTATTGGAAGTAGGTTACCGAGCCACATTGCCTTGGCTTCCTACTGTGCTGCCTGTTGGCTTTGACCCGGCCCAGGTAGATGTGGAGTTGCCTCCAGCGTATCTCCAGGCACTGCTTTACTACGTGGCCAGCCGTGTGCATCACCCTGTCAGTCTGAACAGTGAAGTGAGCCAAATGGCCAGCTTTGCAGTGAAGTATGAGAACGAGTGTGCCCGGCTGGAAAGCAACAACCTGCATGTGAACAAGCAAGAGTCAGGCAGTAAGTTCCATGAGCGAGGCTGGGTGTAAGTAGCTTCCTGGTTTCCATGAAAAAGGCCCCCGAAGGGGCCTTTCTTATGCCTGAGATTCAGGTATGTACAGACCGATCACCAAGCGTATGCTCCAACATCTTCGAAGTACACAACCCCTGCGCCGTTGGCATTGTGGTTGCCGATGATCTCGATGGCATTGGCCCATTCCGGGCAGCGCATCTCGCCCGCGTTCGCCTCGTCGTTGTTGGGCACGAACAAGCGCACCGACTGCCATGTGTCCTTCGTCGTCGTGTTTGCATTGATGGTGACACTCCGAACATCAACCGTCGAGCGCGCGAAGCCCAAGTCCCAGTCGGACGCGCTGGTAACGTCAGGAGCGCCACGACTAGGTACCATTGAAGCGTACCCAGATCCATTTGCACCAGCAAGCGCGACAACTTTGTCGGTAGTACGCCGCACCCACCTGTACGCCAGCGCAAAGTCACCAGTCATACCACCCGTGCTCGGCACCAGAAAATCAACAACCCCTGTGAAAACCTCACCGGGGCTGAAGTCCGCAAAGATAGACCACTGTGCGCCAGTGCCAGTCCCACCGACCTTAGTAACACGGAGCGATCCACCGGAACCACCTTTGCGCACCGAGGTGTCACGCACAAGATTGATGTTCGTGCCAGAAAGCCGGTTGGTAATCTCGGCAGTGTCCCGGCTGATGGAGAGGTTGTAGTTATCGAGTGCTGCATCAAAGCTACCATTACCCCAAATCCGGTTATGGATGGCAGAGGCGTTGATGCGACTGGGCAGCGTGACGCTTTGCGGGAAGTGCAGGCCAGTACCTGTGCAACGCACGCGACCAGGTCCCTTTGAAAACACGTCACCCACGTTCTGCAACTGCTGCATGTCCACTTTGTCGAAGTGAGCCAGCGTGTTTTTGTGACCAACATTCACCAAGTGGCCGATAGCCCAGGGCGACGGCGTGTCACCGGACGAATTGAGATCGAGAGAGCCGCCAGACATAAGGAACGTGCTGCCAGCGTTCCCCTCAATGTCGATGTAGCAGTCACGGCCAGGGATGACCGCACGCGTGTCACTGCCCGTCCCGCTAATGGCGAAGAACCCAGGATCTGAGGCCGCTTGATGCCCTCGCGTTTCGAGGTGGCAGTCTCGCAAAATCAAGCGAGCCCAGCCAGTTGATCCGGGGCGCAACACGCAAATCTGCATACCGTAGTCGATGGACTGACCGCGAACGTGGAATGCCGCGCTAGAGTCCTCCAGCAGATACGCAAGTCGCGCACGCTGAATAAGCCCATTTGTGACACGGCAGTTTTCACCAGCGTCCGTCGCTGCACGCTGACGGTACGCGACAAGCACGTTATAGATGTTGACGTTGTCGTAGGTACCAAGAAAGTAGACGTTGTTGCCATCGACCGCGTGGTCCCATCCTGCAATAGTGATATCACGGAGGACTGGCCGGATGGACTTATTTACCGGAGCTGCGATGGCCCCGTCAGCCCAGAATGCAGCGTTGCCGTTACCGTCAGCGATCCAGTTTGGAGTGCTGCCTATTTGAGAGTCGTTGGGGCCTGGGCCGACCAAGGTAAAGCCGCCGATCACGTAAGGTGCATGGTCGTAGCGTTTCAAGCCGTTGAAGTCCTGGTCGTCGTAAAACAGCGTGAACGCCTTATTGTTGCCAGTGATGTTGCCGCCTTGGACCAAACGCGCGTTGCCCCGAATGCTGACACGGCGCGTATTGATCGAAACCGGGCTTTCTAGTGTGATGTCTCGACCAAACGCAATCACGCCACCGCGCGGGTCTGCGTGCAGTTCGCTGATGGCTCGCGTGAAGTCGCTGAAGTCGTTGACTGTTAGAACCCCGCCCCCTATCACCTGCCCTAACAATGCATTCCCGTCAGGATCAACAAGAGAGTTGTCCCTAGCAAATACAGGGCGATTACGATTAGGCAAGGTCTCACGACGCCATTGAACTTCCCCACCATTGGCAGTAACCCTCACAGTACCTTTGGTTTCAAATGGACCATAAGTTACCGTACCAGTTTGATTGGGTTGTGCAACACCATTGATAAGTACAGTTGCAGTTACCCCATTGGGGCATACGACAGTAAGAGAAGAAAGCCTGCGAACATTGATGTTCTCAGTATTTCCTGAAGTAATTTTGTTCATAAGCAATCCTTTTTAGAACCCACCCTGATTTCTCAGGGTGGGAGGTAAGTTAATTAGCGAAATAATGCTGTGGCAAATAGGACGGCTGCGCTTGCGGATTCGAGGGCCATGGTTAGACAGATGCAAGCAGACGGCGGAACATCCCAACCCCGGCCTGCGCCCACACCTCGGCACCAGCATCGTTATCGTGCAGGTTGTCGCTATGCAGTCCTGTTGCAATAGTGGTTTGACCGTTGGCGTCAAGCGGACCACTGAATGGGCCTGCGAGGTCAAGCACAAACTCTCGGCTCGATTGATTTGCGAGATATTCGGCGTTAAGTGCCCGGCGCAGCTTGTCGTACTCGACCGTAGGCCGCGCGACAAAGTTCGCGGGCGGCGATGTCACCCAAATTGGCACTGCAAGGTTTGTGTTTGCTGCGACACGAGCCAGTCCGGTGTTGCCGCGGATGCTGTTCATGTCGGTCGCCGCCTGCGTCGGTGTTGCGTTTGGGAATGCCGCGCTGTTGATGTTTGCAATCTGAAACGAGTAAACCTCGGGATTGATTTGCGGCAGCAGACCCGAAACGCGGTTAAAGAGCCGCGACTGAGCCGCACCATGAATTGCAACGTTGCAGATTTCGATTGGACGCTGAGGCGTTGACAGATCGCGCTGCACACGACCAGTCCAGCCTACGCGTCGGGCTGTAGCGTTTGCCGTCACCCCCTCGTCGAGTGAATTCCCGAAGACAGCCCAGGTGATACCCTTCGTCGAACCATCGCGCGGGGTGTACCTGATCAGAACCGGCACGACTCGACCCGTGCTAGTTGTGCTCGTAAACAGCGCACGGTTCTGCACACCCAGAACCGCCTGAGACCGCCCACGAATAAATCGACCGAACGGGGCCACGCTGGCGCTGCCTTGGTTCTCAAGTTCGCCAATGTTCGTCCAGTGCGCAACAGGGACGGTCGTGTTTGCGGCAGGAATCTCGATGCGCACGTGGCCCACAGTCAGTGTGCCGCCATCGGTACGAGCAGGCGGATTCACGGCAACCGGGTCAGACCATGTGACAGTGGGGTTGTCGACGCTATTTGTCGCCGAGGCAGCGGCAATCGTGGAGCCGTTCGTCGCGCCGCCGATGGGCACCGCTACCCAGCTACCTGCGTTCAGTGATCCGAGCAACCCGGCGTCCTGAACGACACCTTGAACTGCGGAAAAAGCGATTGCGCAACGCACACCAGACAGTGATGCTGCTACGTTGTTCAGGATGCCGACCTCGATGGTGCCCGGCACTGCCTCAAAGGTGAACTCGATGTGGCTGGTAAAGTCGGCGGCGTTGGCTTGCTGGGCCATCCGACCTGTCAGCAGCCCCTTGACCAGCGCGTTGCGTCGTGGGAGCACACGACCCCCCACCACCTGCCCGAGATTGATAGGCAAACCTTGGCCATCAACAAAAGTATCATCTTTAACCATCGCTGGTTTAACGGAGTTTCGTTTGGTGTTACGGGAGTACTCCACACTACCTGTGACAGCAGTGATAACAGCCTTCCCTCCAGCCAAGAATGGTCCATAGGTTTGCGTCCCTGTATGGGAAGCAGCAACCACTCCACCATCTACTGTCAGAGAAGCGACACTGGAAGGGGAGTTGACGAGCGTGATCGTCCCCATCCGTTTGATTTGGACTTTCACAGTTTGTCCGGCATTTACTTTGATCATAGGCATGTCCTTTGGATTAGGGTTCTTGAGTGCTTCTCTTGGTTTACTTGCCTGTAGATCCAAAACCGCCAGTACTGCGTGCGGTTTCGCTCAGGCTTTCTGATTCTTCTAATGTTACTTTGGCCACAGGAACAATCAGGAATTGGAAGATACGCTCTTCAGCTTCCCAACGAAATGCTCCACCATTCTTGGTTTTGACTGCCACTTGCCATTCACCTCGGTAGTCAGAGTCTATAACACCAATGGTGTTATTCAGCTCGACACCGTATTTGGCACCTACACCGGAACGAGGCACGATCAGTGCCACATGGTCTTTGGGCACTTCAGCTGCAAAGCCAAGACCAATTTTTTTGGCATTGTGGCCTGATACGGCTCCTGCTTCTGGCATATAAATATCAAAAGCACCGGCATGTTCGGTAGAACGGAGAGGCATCACAAATTTGTCGTGCAGAGGTTGGATTCGCATTTCTATTTTCCTTGCGAGTTGTGGTTGAATATCGGAATTGTACTTACTGAGAGGTAATGTAATGGTTCCTGAAGATCAAACAAACCCTGCCCAAGCAGAAAATATCGTTAATTGGAAGAACGCTCCTACCCTGGAAGCACTCAAGCAAGACCTGCAAGAGGCCAAACCTTCACACGATTCCCACATTACCAAAGTCAAAAAATGGCTGGATAACCTGCATGTTCGCAATGCTGCTGCAACAAAGACAGGCAATGGTGGATCTACGATTACGCCCAAGCTGATTCGCAAACAAGCTGAGTGGCGATATCCGGCTTTGAGTGATCCGTTTCTTTCTACGTCTCGTCTTTTCAAAGTCTCCCCTACAACCTGGGAAGACAAAAAAGCTTCAGAGCAAAACGCGCTGGTACTGAACAACCAGTTCAACACCAAGATCAATAAGCAGCGGCTAATTGATGAATACGTGCGTGCTGTGGTCGATGAAGGTACGGCAATTCTTCGTGTGGGCTGGTCTTTTGAAGAAGAGCCTTACGAAGCAGATGAACCTATCATCGAGTTTCGGGTTAATCCTGAGTACGGTCCTCTACATGAGGAATTGGTTCAGTTAAAGCAAAACTCGCCTTCTGAATACGTTACCAATGTTCCTGATGAGTTGAAGCAGGCCCATGATTTGTTCTTGGAACAAGGTGTCCCTGTTGAACCTGCCATCTTGGGTTACAGAAAGGTCAAGAAAAACAGGGTAGTCAAAAACCATCCTACTGTGGAAGTCTGCGATCAACAAAATGTGATCATTGATCCATCTTGTAATGGTGATCTGACTAAGGCTGGCTTTGTCGTCTACACCTTTGAGACTTCATTGGCTAAGCTGAAGAAAGACAAACGCTACAAGAATCTGGATCAGATTGAGACAGGTAACTATTCCCCGTTGAATGAGCCAGACCATGCAACGCATTCTGGAAACTTCAACTTCAGGGATAAGCCTCGTCAGTTGTTTGTTGTCTATGAATACTGGGGTAACTGGGATATCAATGGGGATGGTGTGTTGGTTCCCATTGTGGTTTCTTGGGTCGGTAACACCATCATCCGAATGGAAGCCAACCCTTTCCCAGACAAGCTGCATCCGTTTGTAGCTGTGGCTTACCTGCCTGTTCGTAAGCAAGTCCATGGAGAACCTGATGGTGAGTTGCTGGAAGACAACCAAAAGATCATCGGTGCAGTTACTAGAGGAATGATTGACCTGTTGGGTAAGTCTGCCAATGGTCAAACCGGCATGCGTAAAGACATGCTGGATGCCACGAATCGACGGAAATTCGATAAGGGCATGGATTACGAGTTCAACCCCAATGTGGACCCTCGACAAGGTGTTCACATGCACACGTATCCTGAAATTCCTGCATCTGCTCAGTTCATGTTGCAGTTGCAGCAAGCTGAAGCTGAGTCCATGTCAGGGGTGAAAGCCTTCAACGATGGGATCTCAGGCCAGTCTTTTGGTCAAGTCGCTGCTGGTGTGCGTGGTGCTTTGGATGCAGCTTCCAAACGTGAAATGTCGATTCTGAATCGACTGAAACAAGGCATCGTGGAAGTGGGTCGAAAGATTATTGCCATGAACCAAGAATTCCTTTCTGAGGAAGAAGTGGTTCGTGTCACCAATGATGATTTCGTTCTTGTGCGTCGTGATGACTTGGCAGGTAACTTCGACCTGGAGCTGGATATCTCAACTGCTGAAGAGGACGCCAACAAGTCTCAAGAGCTTGGTTTCATGCTTCAAACCATGGGTCCGAATATGGACCCTGCTATCAGTCGAATCATCCTAGCTGATATTGCCAAGCTCAAGAAGATGCCTGACTTGGCTAAGAAGATTGAGGAATACGAGCCTCAGCCTGATCCTCTGGCGCAACGCAAACTACAGCTTGAAATTGAGTTGCTGGAAGCACAGTTGGAAAATGAACGTGCTCAAGCCATGCAGCGTCAAGCCCAAGCTCAATTGGATATGGCTCGCTCTGGCACTGAACAAGCCAAGACTGACAACCTCCGTTCTGATACTGATCTGAAGAACTTGAACTTTGTTGAGCAAGAATCAGGTGTTACTCAGCAACGGGCATTGCAATTGCACGGTGAACAGGCACGTAGCCAAGCTCAGTTGAAACTTCTGGAACGGGAAGATCGAAAGGAAGATAGGCGTACAGATTTGCTGAAAACCTATATCCAAACACAAGCAAAACAAAAATCTGCTTGATTTGGTATATATTACGAACCGTTTAGGAATTTCCAGTAACCCATAACAGAGTGCATCGGAATCAAATGAGTAAAGAACAGCAGATTCAAGAGATTGAGCAAAGTATCCAAGGAGCACGAATTACCGTGGAACTTGGCAATGCACTGGCGCGTCTCCACAGTAATCGTGACTTCAAGAAGGTAGTCCTTGATGGTTACTTTCGAGATGAGGCAGTTCGTCTCGTTCACTTGCTTTCAGACCCCAACATGCAAACCCCTGACAAGCAAGCGACTATCCTCAGTGATATTCGCTCTATCGGGGCTTTGGGCAGCTTCTTCAAAACTCTTGAATTCCGTGCTGACCTGGCACGTAAGTCGATTGTGTTTGATGAACAAACCCGTGATGAACTGACTCAAGGTGAAGAAGATGGCCGTTGATATCTTGAATCTCTCTGATGAAGAGCTGCTCAATCTGAACCTGGATGAGCTGGAAAAGCAACAGATCAGCTCTACCCAGAACTCAGCTGATGGCGAAGGCCAAGGTAACGCCGAAGTGCTGACCGTCGCAGACGGTCAAAGCACGGGAGGCGATGCCGCTGGCCAAGCCGACCAGACCCAAACGAACCAAAACCAAGACAACGCTTCCACTGGTGATGACGGTGCCAATGGTGCTGATGGTGCCGGTGATGACACCCAGAGCACCAGTGCTGCTTCTGGCTTGGAAGGTAAGGATGCTGCTGCTTCTGTTGATGCGACTGATACCGGCTCGGATAAAGCCGGTAACGATCAGGGGGCCAACAGCGATACTCCCCAAAACCTGAAGCCCACAGAAACTGCTGAGCAGTCCAATACCTCTGTGGACTACAAATCGGAGTATGAAAAGCTGTTGGCTCCCTTCCCTGCAAATGGGAAGGACATGCAAGTCCGAAATGTGGACGAAGCCATTACTCTGATGCAAATGGGTGCCAACTATCACAAGAAGATGGCGGCACTCAAACCGAATCTGAAACTCTTGAAGATCCTCGAAAAGAATGATCTTCTGAGTGAAGAGAAGATTAGTTTCTTGATCGACCTGGATAAGAAGAATCCAGATGCAATCAATAAACTAATCGCAGACAGCAAGCTAGATCCTATGGATCTGGATGCTGATAAGGCAGGTGCTTACAAACCTACTACTCGTACCGTCGATGACAAAGAGCTGGAGTTGGACAGTGTTCTTGAAGAGATTCAAGACACTACTTCCTACAAACGGACGATTGGCATCGTTGGCCAAGAGTGGGATCAGGAAAGTAAAGCAGTGGTTGCAAACAATCCCCAACTGCTGAAGGTCGTCAATGAGCATGTCAAGTCTGGCATCTATGACGTAATCAAAGCAGAGGTTGATCGTGAGCGAGCACTGGGGCGCCTGCTGAGCGTACCTGACATTGAAGCCTACCGGCAAGTTGGCGACGCAATCAATGCCCGTGGAGGGTTTGCCCACCTTAGCGCAAAGGGGCAACAAACCACTCACACGCAGCAACAAGTTGTGGTTCCCGCACCGAAGAAGGTTGATGACCAGAAGCTCAACGACAAACGCCGAGCTGCTGCTCCGGCGAAACCTGCCGCTACAGCATCAAAGCCAGCACCGGATTTCAATCCTTTGGCTTTGTCTGATGAAGAGTTTCAAAAACTCGTGAAACCTAATTTCCTGTGAGGAATAGCCTATGACCATGCAATACAAAGACCCCCAAGGCGGTACGCCTTCCACGATGGGTACGCAACTGCGTACTGATTACTACCACAAGACTGCTCTGATCGAAGCTCGCAAGGAGCAGTACTTCACCCAGCTGGCTGATGCTACTTCGATGCCCAAGAACATGGGCAAGAAGATCAAGAAGTATCACTACCTGCCTCTGCTGGATGACGCCAACATCAACGACCAAGGTATTGACGCTGCCGGTGCAGTGATCGCCAACGGTAACCTGTATGGTTCGTCCAAGGACGTTGGCACCATCTCTGGCAAGCTGCCTGTGCTGTCGGAAACCGGTGGCCGTGTGAACCGTGTGGGCTTCAAGCGGAAAGAGCTGGAAGGTACTTTCGAGAAGTTTGGCTTCTTCGATGAGTACACCAAGGAGTCGATGGACTTCGATACTGACGCTGATCTGGAAATGCACATCACGCGTGAAATGGTGAATGGTGCCAACGAGATCACCGAAGATGCTCTGCAAATCGACCTGCTGAACTCGGCTGGTGTTGTGAAGTTCGCCGGTGCTGCTACTTCGGATGCCACGATGAACGCTGACTGCTTGGTGACCTATGGTGACCTGCTGCGTCTGTCCATTGACCTGGACAACAACCGCACTCCCAAGCAGACCACTATGTTCACCGGTACTCGCATGATCGACACCAAGACGATCCCGAGTGCTCGTGCCCTGTACTGTGGTTCGGAGCTGCTGCCCACCATCAAGGCCATGAAGGACCTGCACGGTGATCCTGCCTTCATCCCGGTGGAGAAGTACGCATCGGGCGGTAACACCATGATTGGTGAAGTCGGTGCCATCGACCAATTCCGCATCATCATCGTTCCTGAAATGATGAAGTGGGCTGGTGTGGGTGCTTCGGCTACCGGCAACACCAACAGCTACCAAACTGCTGGTAAGTTCGACGTGTTCCCGATGCTGTGTATCGGTGCTGAGTCGTTCACCACCATCAGCTTCCAGACCGATGGTAAGGGCGTGAAGTTCACCATCTATCACAAGAAGCCTGGTGAAGAACGTGCTGACCGTAACGATCCTTACGGTGAAATCGGCTTCATGTCGATCAAGTGGTACTACGGCTTCATGGTGCTGCGTCCTGAGCGTATCGGTCTGATCAAGACCGTGGCTCGCCTGTAATCAGGCACCGGGTGAGGGAGAAGTCTTTCTCACCCGGTTTACTTAATGTGTCAAATTTTCTTGATGGGAAAAACCAATGTCTGATGTTGATACCGAACTGCAAGATGAACTGTCCGCTTTGAAGGCCCGTGCCGATCTGCTGGGCGTCAAGTACCACCCTTCGATCAGTGCTGAAAAGCTGCGTGAGAAGATCAACGCTCACCTGAAGCCAGAAGACTCTGTTCCTGGTGCTGAGACTGATTCTGCTGCTGTTGAAACCGAACACCAGAAGGTTGTTCGCCTGCAAGCTGAAGCTGCTGCACTGGTTCGCGTCCGTGTGACTTGCATGAACCCGGCCAAGAAGGAATGGGAAGGTGAAATCTTCACTGTGGGTAACTCGGTTGTGGGCACCTACAAGAAGTTTGTGCCGTTCAACGCTGACGAAGGTTGGCATATCCCCCAGATCATGCTGGATGTTTTGCGTGCTCGTGAATGCCAAATCTTCACCAGTGTGAAGGATGGTCGTGGCAACACTGTTCGCAAGGGCAAGATCATCAAGGAATTCGCCATTGAGGTGCTTCCTCCTCTGACGGAAGAAGAACTCAAGGAACTGGCCCAGCGTCAAGCCATGGCCCGTTCTGTTGATTGATTTTCATTGGTTTGATACCCAGGTAAGCCTATGACTTTGACTGTTACCCCCATTACTCTTCCTGAACTTACTCAAGCCACCATGGACGGCACCGGTGTCTTTGACACTCTGATGCGTGCCATGAAAGCCCATGTGGAGCGTGAGTACCGAGATGGTCGAATCAAGGGCACAGACTACGCCACGGTTTACCTGGGTGCTATGCAGTCTGTGCTGGATTCTTCTCTGCGTTTTCTCTTGGAGAAAGATCAAGCCAATCTGCAAGCAGAGAAAATCAAAGCTGAAGTTGAACTGGCTGCTGCTCAGAAAGCTTTGGTTGAGCAACAGGTGCTCAATGCTGTTGTTGAGAATGCTGTCCTGGTAGCTCAAGAGTGCAAGCTCAAGGCTGAATTTGACTTGATCAAGGAACAGGTTCTGAAGTCTGCTGCTGAGACTGAGCTTCTGAATCAGAAGCTGTTGACTGAGAAGGCTCAGGTTACTGCACTGGGTGTTGATCCTGACAGTGTGGTGGGTCGTCAGAAGGCACTGTACGCTGCTCAAACCAATGGTTATGAGCGTGATGCAGAGCAGAAGGCTGCTGACTTGATGATCAAGTCTTGGGCCACTCGTCGGACCACTGACGAAGCTACGGTGGCTGACAGTACCAACATGCTTTATGACCAAGCGGTTGGTCGAGCAGTTACGAAACTACTGAACGGCATTGGGGCTTAATTCCCAACCCAAACAAAACAAGGGAGCCAAGTGCTCCCTTATTCATTTCTGGAGGTTTTATGGGCTTGTTCAGTAGCAAAAAAGTTACCTCTGTGGGTACTTCAGTATCCAGAGTGATCAAAGACAATCAAGTTCCTGACACCATTCGTGGTGCCATGATCACGGCTTTGTATCGTGATGAAGACTTGGTAGACAACATCCTCGAAGGCTACCTGGGTTCTTTGGGCGTTCGTATGGAGATGATGTATCGCTATGCAGAGCGAGAAGGCTCCTATGGAATGCCTACCGGTGAAATCGTTTCCAGTACTCAAGGTGGACCTGAAGTACAAGCAGTGCTTGATGCTCTGGAAGGCCAGCCTGTCCTGGTGGAGTACCGTCATTTTGGTGCTCCGAATATGTACCACATGGCTTGGAAAATGCTCCATGAGCAATATGGGTATAACCCCCAAACCAATGAGATTGGTGCCTTATCTTCCCAGTTGAATCAAACAGTTTACTTGGACGATATTGTCCTGGAACTACCATATTCTGAGTTGGATAATCACGACCCAAATGAAATTGTTCTTTGGGGGGATTCTCCCTCTTCTGGTTTTACACCTGAACGTAAGTTGGTTGTCGATGGGTATGCCAATAAGTACTACCCTCCTACTAAGCCCTTGTTTGCTTCATACGTTACTCAACCCAGAATGGTTGTGAAGTATATCTATGAAGCTCGTAGTGGTAGTGGTCTTAACAGAACTCGCACAATCACCAGAGGGACGGTTATTCTTACTCCTCCCTTTACAGGTGACGATGACTACTTCCATGTCAAATACAGAGTGAATGGGCAAGTCAAGTATTGGATGTATGAATATGGTTCGGGAGTACATCCGACTTTGGATGCTGCCTATCTTTCGTCTCCACTTACTATTGGTGACTATTACCCCAATATTTATTTCCGTTTGGGAAAGCAGAAAATCAGCAAAGCTGCCAGACCAAACCAATATCGAACTCAAAGACGAATGGCTAAATATGTCGGCTTTGACTACGATTTGATTTTGGACTCTCTTCACGAGAATCCTGATATTGATGATGTTGAGCAAGCGTTTATTAACTTTGGTGTTAATGCAGATACCCAAGATCCATTGGATTTGCAGTACCTATACCTGTACTTTGACAACCTGTACCAAACCCAAGAGTCTCAACCTGAGACTAATACACCTACTGTAACGATCGCACAAAGGCTGTCGCGTCGTCGTATTGGCAAAGGCATTGCACGAGGAATCGTGATCAAGGATCAAGCTTTCAAGCATGAGCTTATTCACGAAGGTGTAGAGAAATTGAGGTTTCCTGGATCTATTGGAAGTGTCGGTACAGTCACTGCTTCCAAAGGTTTCATCAAGTTCAAAACTCTGCGTTCAAATAGAGACGGCACAGAAGAGATCGTGAATCGGGATTTTCCTTGTCGGTTTTACCGCAAGCAAATATCTCCTGGTTTCTACGATGAATTGCGGGTTATCAATATCGTGATGAAGTACTACATCCAAGGTAAGTACTACACCACGCTTGGTGATGAGAACAAAGAAATTCTTTTGATTCCCCTTGACCGTACTTTGATGAAAGAGTTTCAAGCCAAAGATCGAGAAAAGCTTGTAGCTCGGTCAATGCATTTGGTGGCTAATAGCCGAGTGGTTCAAAAGGTGAGATGGTATGAGCAAGGGTGGTTTGCTGATTTGCTCATGGTCGTAGCCGTTGTTTTGACAGTTTTCTCTCTTGGTCAAGATGGGGGATTTTTCGTAACTGCTGCTGCTGCGATTTCGGCGGGTAGCTATCTCTACTTTGTTTATCTGGTTGCTCTTGAGATTCTTATTCAAATGGCAATTCAAGCCGCCATCAAGCTTTTTGTAAAGCTGGTTGGTCTTGATTTGGCTTTCTTGGCTGCTTTGGTTGCTGCTGCATATGGCGTGACTACAGGGCTTGCGAAAACAAGTACGTCAGCAGTGAAAGGAATCCTGTCTGCTCAAGGGTTGCTTCAGTTGGCTTCCGGTATCACTAGAGGTATTTCAGCTAACGTAGCTGACCAAATGGCAGACTTGAATAAGGAATTTCAAAGCTTCTCTTCCGAAGTTGAGGAAAAGACTAAGCTCATTGAAGAAGGTGCTGCGCTTCTTGAAAACAGAACTCTACTGAGTCCTTTTGTGATCTTGGGTGAAAAGCCTAATCACTACTACAAGAGGACAATACATTCCGGTAACATTGGCACACTGATTTATGACGACTTGCATAACTATGTCAGTCGTTCGTTGCAGCTGCCAGATTTCTCTACTTCCATTGGAGGTATCAAATATGACTTCTAACTACATGCCTCTGCAATTTCAGAGCCCCCAATTTCTTCCTCAAATGGATCGGTACGATCCGATGCTATTGAGCGTTAATGCAGGCACTCAAAGTGCTTTGTCGCCTACCGTTTCTGGAGCTGGTGGCGGCAACTGGTGGGAGAACTTCAACAAGATGTTGAAAGAGTCCGGCTTCCTGACCTCTACAGATCAGAAGGGCCTCACTACCCAAGGCTGGGGCAACATGGCTTTTGCTGCTGGACAAGGGCTGCTCAATGCCTATACCGGCATGAAGCAACTGGATCTCTACAAAGATCAACTGGCCTTTCAGAAAGAGGCCTTCAACAAGAACTACGAAGCACAACGATCGACCATCAACAGTCAGTTGGAAGATCGTCAACGTGCTCGCGTGGCCTCTAACTCTGGTGCTTACCAATCTGTTGGTGAGTACATGGACAAGAATCGGATCAAGTAATGGCAGGACCAATCACATGGCGTAACGTGGATGCGCCCAATTTGGGCGATCCTAGTCGTACCCTGGCCATGGCTCAGGGTTCTTTCAACAGTGTCTTTGACGCATTCAACGAGCAACTCAAGCGTCTGGAAACGACTGACGCAAATAACTGGCAGGTACAGAAACAGCTCAACACTGAAGATCAATTGAACTGGTTGAGTCAGTTCAAGACGCCTGAAGAGGCTCAGGCTGCTTTGGCTTCAGGGGAACTCCAAAACCGTCTTGCTCAAGCAGGGGGTCAGATTGATGCCAAGGCTGTGCGTCAAGCAGAGCAAGCGTTGATTCCTGAGTTGCAACGGCGCGTTGTACTGGACCAGCAGTTCCAAGATCAAAAGAGCGATCTTAGTGAACGTGATGCAGTCGGGAACATCCGTACCTTGATTGCAGCGGGTAAGTTCAAAGATGCTGGCTCAGCTATTCAGTCTGCTGGTGTTCGTGCAGGTACGGCAGCTACCTTGCAACGTGAGTTGTTGGAAGCCAGCCGTGGTGAGCAACGGTTCGGATGGGAGGCAGAAGATCAACGGCGACAAAACATGGAGTTTCAGCTTCGTCAAAAGGAATCCAATGCACGCATGGCCCAGCTCAAGAGAGAGCAGGACAAGGTTAAATGGATGGATCTTCTGAAGGTGCAGGAAGCCAAGTTGGGTGCTGATGCTGCTGTGGCTCAAAAGGCCATGGGTCAGTCGTACTTCAGGGGTAAGCCTGCGTCTGACTTGGAAAGTCAGGCACAGATTGCTGAAGTCCTTAAAACTACCGGTATTGGTGCGGCTGATATTGGAACCAATCCCTCCAATTTTGTAGACAGGTTGATCAAAGCATCCATGAAAAGCAAGTCGGGGGATCGTCTCATTGCTGCTGATGGTAAGTCGCTTAACCTCTCAATTACTGATCCCAAAACCAATAAGCCCCAGACAATCCAAGTTCCCCTCACTGCTGAATTGTTGACTGCGGCCATTCAACGGGCCAATGGTGCAGTACTTGATCCGACGATCAATAGTGTTTCCAAGGAACTTCGTGCCATTGTCAAAACACCTGAATTTGCTGCTGCTGCTTTGCAGTACAAGTTGGGTGAGGGTGCAATGGTTGAAGTTGAAACAGCCCGTCAACAAGCTTTGCAGCAAATGATTGACAGGATGAGTCCTCGGTAATCTGTTCCGTTAAAACAAATCGACCTGGGGTTAAATATCTCAGGTCGATTTCTATATTGGGTGTACTAGAATCTCTCCTAAATTTGGAGATTCCTTATGACCCAAAACACAAATTTGGCCAAACTCCAAAGTTTGGCAGCTTCCCAAAATGGGAACACCGGTGTAGCTGATCTGTTGGCTCTCCGAAGACAACAAATTGCTTCTGACCTGGAAGGTTTGAAGCAAGTTCACGCAGATAACGTCCGATACCAAAAAGCCAATGAAGACAGCTGGGTCAATAAGCTGGGCATGACTCCTGGCACTGTCCAGGCAGATACCGTCAATGCTTTGGCTTCTCTGGGTTCTGGTGTTGCACGTTTGGCTGGTACAGCTACTGCTGCGATTCCCCTTGCAGGATCTCTTTACGATTCCTCGGTGCTGAACGATAAGCACTATGAAGCCTACCAACGCTTCCAACAAGGAAATGCAACTGAACAGGATATGGAGTTGTTGAACTCCACTACTCCTGGCATGAACAAGGTATTCGCCAATCAAACGGTGCGTGAAACGATTGATCGTGCGGCCAATCGTCGTGAGCTGACCCGAGATATCTTGGATGCTTTTGACGCATCCAGCATTGTCCAAAGTGACAACCGTGATCAGCTGGTCAGCGATGCCAAAGAAGCATTTGCTCAGCCTTGGGAGCAAGCCAAGAAGGGCTGGAAAGGCATCCAAGACGGCTCCAGCGGAGCGAAGAACCTGGAATCTTGGGGTGATCTGGCCGCTGGTGCTGGCAAGTTGGTTGCTGGTGGTGTGAAGGCACTGGTCACTAACCCTGCTGGTACGGGCGAGTTCATTGCCGAGAACCTTCCTCAAGTTGGTGTTGGTGCTTTAGGCGCGGCTGGTAAGGCAGCTCTGTTGGCCAGCAATGCTGGTTACGCTGGCGATGCCTATGTGGAAGGTATTGAGAACTTCCAGAAAGCCAATGACGGTGCAATGCCCTCTGACGAACAGCGTCAAGAGATGGGTGCTTGGGCTGCTTCAACCTTTGTTGCAGAGCAAGTTGCTGATGCAAAACTGCTCAAGTCGGTTATGGGTGCTGACGTGGCTGAAGCTGCCAAGGATGGTTTCAAGAAAGCCTTGGTTGCTGCCAGCCGTGAGATGGCTAAGGACATGGGCCTAGAGGCTGCAACGGAAGGCTATCAAACGGTTGCTGAAGGCAAAGCCAAGCTGCAAGAAGCTTCTGCTGAAGACGTGTACGTGGCTTCGGTGATTGGTGCCGGTGCAGGCGGAGGTATTAGTGGATTGGGTAGCTCTGGTGCTTTGGCTTCGACTGCTGGCGAGGCCATCAAGAGCAAGTACAACAAGCTTGCTGATGAAGCAGAAAACGAAGCTCCAGCCGTGCCCAAGTCAGCGGCTTTTGACCGTGCAGTAGCAGAGCGTAATCCCGACTTGATTACTGAAGGAAAGTCGTCTGGCACTCCTGATGAAGCTTTGGCTGTTGTTCACCGTCTGGCTACTGATGGCAAAGCCACTCCTGAAGAACGCACAGCTTTGCAATCCAAAGCCAAGTCTTTGGTGGAAGCCATTGCCAATGAGACGGCTGCCCTGAGAGCGTCTACTTCCCAAGGTCGTCAAGCCATTGCAAATGAACTCGCTGAGATCGAAGCTCAGTTGTCTCAGATGCCTGCTAACGCCCCTGAGCGAGCAAATCAAGAGCAACTGGCTGAACTGCTTCGTGAAGAGCTGGCTCAGGCTGCTCCCGATGAGGCCAAGCAACAGGCCATTGATGCTCAGTTGAAGAAAGCAGAGCAACGCTTGGCCAATGCTGAGCAGCTCTACGCTGCTGTCCTGGAAGAGGGCTCCAAGAAAGAAGAGTTTGAAGCTACCTTCAACAAAGCCAATGCTGTGCTAGATGGTTTGGATGATGTTGCTGTTGAGCAGTCTCGCCAAGCTGCTAAACAAGTCGTAGTTCTTTCTATGGCTTCTCCTCAGAACTTGCCTGCTAAGCAAGCTCGGGAGCTGGTGAGCAATCGTTCCAATGCTTTGACAGACACTGAACGTGATTACCTCGCTGCTTACGCTGATGCCACAGAAGCTATTGAAGCTTTGGAAGGCATCAAGCAAGTCAACAAGGAAGTCTTGTACGGGGACAAGGCCAAGGATCAAATGGGCATGGTCCAGTACCGTGAGCGTATCGGTCAGGCTTTGTCTTCGGGCAATGTCACCCAGGCCATTCGCAGTCTTCAAGGTTTGGTCAAGTTTGCTCAAGGGCACCGTCTGAAGGCTAATGCCATGGCTCAGGCATTTGAGCAGTTCCAGCAATCAGGTCGCCCTATGCAAGTGGTGCGTACTGACGCTGGTTGGCAGGTCAGTCCGTTGACCATGAGCAAGGATGAGATGAAGGCTTTGGGCAAGGGCAATGCTTATGACATTGGTAAGAATTCTCAGCGTCTGGTGGAGGTTACAGTCAAGGAAGCTGAAGCAATTGAGCTAACCAAGAAAGCTCTCCAGGCTGCGTTTTCCTTGCCTACTTCTGAGCAGACCCAAAGCCAGAAGCCTCAGCAAGCCACTTCCCCGGCCCCACAGCAAGCGATTGAGCCTGAGCAGGTATCTGCACCTCAACCAGAGGCCCAACAAGAGCAGGCAGCTCCTGAAAGCCCTCCTCAGCCTCAGCCCAAGCAGAAGGTCAAAGCCAAGACTAAGACCAAGGCTCCAGAGACTCTGGAGAAGACTCTTGAGCGTGCTGAGAAAGCCTATCGTCGTGTTGCGCGTAACAACCCGGCAAGCTTGTATTCCGCACTGAAAAACAGGCTTGGCGACAGTGACTTGAATGAGATTTACGGTCCTGACTGGAAGAAGCGTTTTACTTCTCTCAAAGGTAAGAACAGCAAGGCACTGGGTGATCTGATTGAAGATGGTTCTCTTGACGCTTTCCTACCTGCTAACTTGCAGTTTGGTAACGGTATAGCTTCTGGCCTGGATGCCATGAGTGAAGCTCGGGAACTGATCGTTGATCGCCTGCGTGAACGTAATTACCTGACCCAAGACACAATCAATCAACTGGCTCAAATGGACGTTGAAATCCAACGTCTTGAAGAAGCCTTGGCTAACCAAAGCACTGAAAGCCTGCAAGATGAACTTGACCGAACAATCGAAGAACTCGAATCCATCCCTACAACCGACACAGCCAATGACGCCGGAACAAGCGATGGAGCAGATCCGGTCGTTGCCTCCGAAGCAGAGACTGGAAGTGTTGACAGCACTGTTGCAGAAGAGGTTGGAACAGGAAAGCTGACTGCTCTTGCTGATGAGGCTAACCCTGTTTCTAAATTGATCAAGCAAGGTGAGGGCAGTGATGATGTTGCCAGCAAACGCCCTTTGGTTGCAGTCAAAGATTTCTTGTCTTCCTGGCTTGAAGGCAAGGTTAGCCCTGCTCAATTCTTGAAAGATGGTCTGACTGAAGAACAGAAGACTGCCCTACGCTCTTTTGCCAAGAATGCAAAGAAATGGGCACCTGTTATTCAAGGCCTACTGGCTCGTAATCAGGATCAGAAGTACTCCTATCAAAGTCCTGTTGAGTACTTGATGGCTGAGACAGATGGCAAGCTTGACCTGGATGAGAACGTCAAGACTGCCATGTCTATGGCAATGATGACTTGGCTTGCAGATGCGGTATCTCGAAACCTGGTGAACAATGACGAGGCAATTAACGCTATCTTGGGCCGTGCTTCTGATGATTTTGTAAATGATAGGGAATGGGCAGCATTGGCGTATATCGGTGTACGTCGAGCTGCTGTAGCCGATTCCTTGGGTCAAAAAATCGTCAGTGCTTTGGGCATCAAAGCAACTAAAGATGCTTCGTTGGATTTCATTCCTAAGTTGGAAGCTTCTTTGGGTGCTTATGCTTTGGAAGCGTTGATTGAAGCTGGGCTGGTTAAAACTGAAGTTATCTCTGGTGAAGCGTTCAAGCAACTTACCGGAAGTAAAGATACGGATACAAATGCCTCACACATTTTCATTAAGGTTGCTCAAGAACGTAAAGGACAAGTTAGCCCTGAAGTTAGAGCTATCGTTGATTCTTTGAAGGGATCTAAGAACGTCATCGAAAAGTTGTTTGGTGTGGAAGCTTCGTATAAAGCTCCTAGTTTTGAGCCAGTACCGTTTACTCAAACCAAAGCAAAAGATTCCAGAAAGAAGGTGCCTTCTTATCTGGCAAAGATCCTTGAAAAGAAAAACAAGGAACAGAACTTTGTTGCTCAAGATATCTTCCGTCTTGTGGCTTCAATGGCTGAAGACCTTGTAATGGAAATGGCCGGTGGCACTGCCCGTGTTGAAGAGGATCTGCACATCTCTCGACGCAAGGCAGCTGAAGCCAAGAACGATGGTCTTCGTAGAGAGATCAGTAACTTCATTAACTTTGTAGCTGATGGTGTTGCTCCTTCAGAGCAAGGGCTGAATACGCCTTTCTACTTTGAGCACAATGTTTGGAAGAACCAGCGTGTAGGTATCACCAACAATTTGGTGAATCCTCAGACCAGCAAGGTTCATCGGTACATGATCTACCGTCCTTCCTGGGAGACTGAGGTTGATCCTTCTAACACCCAGCAGATGAACAATTTCAAGCTGCGTGTGCTTGAAGGCTTGGGTGTAAAAACTGATAAGAAAGCCAATGCCAAGTCGTTGGCCGAATGGAAAAGCAAGACTGAAAACGAAGTCATTGCACAAGGCGTAGCTGCCATCCAAGCCAGCCTGAATGGCCAGGAACTTACTCAAGAACAGCAGATTGCTGTTCGTAATGCTGTTGCTGAGGGTGGTGAGAAATTCCACTCACTGAGCAGCTTGGTTGCATTGGCACATTGGAAGAACGCCAATGGAGGAAAGTTCACTGTTCGCCTGACTGGTGAAGTCGATGGTGTGACCAACGGACCTATGTTGAGCCATGTCTTCCTTGGAGCTGCTGCAACGGTAGGTGAGCTGTTTGGTTTGGTCAACAAGGGCGGTTTCTTCCAGGCGGGAAGCCCCTTCAACAACTACAACATCTTCCGTGGAAGTGACGGTGCAATGGACTTGTATGAGTCCGTGGCTGAAATGATGATCAATGATGTGAAGGCCCTCAAGAATCCTAATCTGGATGCTCTTTGGACTTTCACAGGTGAGCTTGGAACTGAAGATAACAAGGTTTCCAAAGCTGGTCGTGACATTGTTAAGAAGCCAATTACAGCTTTGATGTTTGGCTCTTCTCTTAATAAAGTTGTGGAAGGTATGTCTGAGTCTTTCCTTGAGTCTGTTTACAAGACCATCGAAAAAGTGGCGCAAGGTAAAGAAGACAAAGATAAGGTATTGGCCAGTTTGAAAGTGGTGCTGGGTAGACAAGCATGGCCTGAGAAAATGACTGTTGAGCAGATGATGAACACGGATTTCACTGAACAACAGCAAGCCCAGATCAAATCCTTCTTTGCTGCTCAGTTAGGAGATACGGTTAAGCAAGTCATGCAAACCAAGTTTGCTGTTTTCTTGGAGCGTCGTGATTCTTTGAACAAGACCGCAAACTTTGCTTTTGGTTTGTATGACAGCGTGTATCAGTCCTTGCGTAATGGGTACATCGACTTTTTGAAAGAGTCTGGTGCTATTGAGGTTGACGGAGCAGGTAAGCCTATTCGTGACCTTACCCAAGAACAACAAGCAAAGTTGGACAAGCTTACTCAACGGCTTGAACCCATCATGAGCACTGTCATGTCTCTCCGTTCTAAAGAACTGGGGGCAGCTATTTCGATGGTGAACACTGAACGTAAGCTGAGCGATGATCCTCTTTACCGTGCCACTGTTCGCTTTAACAGAGCAAAAAATAAGTCGAGTAAATACAGTGCTCAAGCATTGAAGTTGTCTGGTCCTGGTGTGGCAATGGTTCCTTTTGCTACTCACTCAGGTGATAGCGGCGTTTCCCATGAAGCGGTAGAGAAGACCGAAGCCTTGAACATCCATGATGCTCATGTGGCAGGTATGGGTATCTTTGTTGATGTGGCCCGTAATCTGAACGAAGCTACTTGGAACACCTTGCTTGAGTACTCTCCTGCAACTGAGGTGTACAACAGTCTTGAGCGCACCATCCGTGGTTTGGTCAAGGTGATGCAAGATCCTGAGTTGAGCATTGAGGCAGGTCCTGCAATCAAAGCATTTCTCAAGTCTGCTGACCCTAAGAGCAAGGGCTCTCTTGAAAGCCTACTGATCCGTAAGTTGAGCGATGCCAAGTTGGCCGCTTATACGGCTGATCGAATTCGCCTGGAAGCTCTTAGCCAAATGCAGGCTATTGACCAGTACGCTTTGGAAGGTGGTGAGTACCGAGTTAAGGGAAGCGATCGTCAAAAAGCCAAAGAAAAGCTGGATGCTTTGAGCATGGAGTTGCCTGCGGATTTGATTCAGGAAATCAATTCTTTGGGTTCGGTGTTGTCAGCTACCCCTGTCCGTAAACAGGAACAGACTACCAAGATCGAAGAAGACACTAACCCAGATGTGCAGGCTGTGCTTGGGCTGCCCAATGCCCAGGCCATGCGTCTGATGAAGGTGTTGACTGGCCTGGATAGCACTCCTGGTGAGTTCAAAACTCAAATGGATCTTCTCTTGGCTTCTATGTCTGGTTCGGGAATGTCGCTTACTCAAGTGGTCAATGACAACCTGAACACTGCTCAAGCCGCAGCATTGGTACAGTTCCTTGGTGCTCACAAGAAGGCCGGTATCAACACACCTTTTGGTGATGTTGGTACTCCTTTGGTGGCTCCTTCTCAAGAGTTGACCAAGTTTTTTGAAGCCAATCCAGAGACGGATGGCAAGACGATGCTCAAAGAAATGGCTCGTCAATTGGCAGCGCGTTCAGACAACAAGACGGCTCAGTACTACCGGAAGATGTTGGCTATGTTGAACAAGGTCATTGGTGATGATGTGCGGGTGGTCTATGTGACGCCTGAGATGAATCCTGATGCTGTCATGACCAAACCTGCAACGGCTTCTCGTGGTTGGTACGTTCCTGCTGATGGTACGGTTTACGTCCTGAGCCCTGATTTTGTTCAGTCTGGTTTGACTTCAGAGCTGCTCATCCATGAGCTTACCCATGCTGCTTTGGTAGATATCATCGCCAATCCTGTGACCAAGACACAGCGTGAGCTGGTTGCAGAACTGAACGATCTGATGGAGCAGGCCAAGACCTACATGGAAGACCATGCGATCACTGATCCGACCATGATGGCTGCTGTCAGTGATGTTCAAGAGTTTGTGGCTTGGGGCATGTCTAACCGAGCATTCCAAAGCCGAGTCCTTGGCAAGATGCAAGTTCCCAATCGACTGGGCAAGCTGACCACTGCATTGCAGGAGTTCATCAACAAGCTGGTGGGCCTCTTGGTGGGTCAACGTGTGGACGAGTCCATGGAAATGGTGGATGGGGTGACTGCTTTGATTGCCAATGTCACTCAGCTTTTCCAAGAAGTGTCTAACGGCCAGGAGCAAAAGGCGAAGGAGCAAGCCAACAAGATCAACCAGACTTTCAGCATGGCTTCCCCTCAGCCTCAGCAAGCTGCGATTGATATGACCACACAACAGGTTTTTGATGCCTTGGATAGTGTGACCAACACACCTCAGTTCATTGAGAGGATGGAAACACTTCTGAATGACTTGGTGGTCAAGCTGCATGGTCCTTTTGGTGCCATCAAGACTGCTGTGCAACAAGGCACTCAACAAACAGCACAGGATGCCTGGTTGGCTTCTGTGTTGTCCGGTGCTCGTCCTTTTGCATCCAAGGTGTTGAATGCAGGTCTGGCTTTCTCTCAGAAAGAGGCCTTTGTGACTGAGCAGTTGGAAGCAGTTCTGACGACTGCTACTGCTGAAATGTCCACGGCTTCTCACCCTGTCTACCGTGAGTTGGAAAAGGTTTACACACAGGCCCGTGATGTGTTGAAGGGCAAGATTGACCAGGACCTTTACAAGTTCCTGTTCTATCCGCAAGCAGGTATGGGTAGCAAGTCGAACTACATCGCTCGATTTGCTGCTTTGGCTCTGGGCCACGAAGACTTCAACAAAGCCTTGGCTTTCGAGACTCGTAAGCCTGAGCTGTCTTACAAAGGTAAGACGTTCATGGAACGTCTGGAGATGACTTGGCGTGCTTTGATGGACTGGCTGGGTTCTCGCCTGACCAATACGTTCATGGGCCAACAAGCCAACTCAAAGACTCTGGAGCTGGTCAAGCAACTGGTTGAAATTGAACTTCGTGCCAAGGGGCAGGTGAGCAAGAAGTCTATGTTTGACTTCCTGGAGCCTTTGGAAGAACGAGCAGCTGAATTGCTGCAAGAAGGTAAAGCCAAGGTTGGTAAAGCTGCTGAAAGTCGTTTCGTGAAGACGAATCGCTTTGTCCTGGTTCGTGCTGCTGGTGCAGTGGTTTCGATCACTGCGAATGATCGTGTAGAAAAGGTTGTTGAAGGTATTCAACAGATGCGTGACAAAGTGAACGACGCCAGCAACGGTACGTTGATGGGTACGGTCAACTACATCAAGGGTGTTGGTCAGTGGCTGAACACTCTGATGCTGTCAGGCAAGCAGGTAGAGAAAGAGCGTAAAGCCATCATCACTGACACGGCTAACGCTGTTTTGGCTGCTTTCCAAGATGATGGTGCGTCTTTGAGTGCCGAGCAAAAACAAGGAATCTCTGCTACGTTCTTGCGTACTGGTATGCATAACCTGCTGGACAAGTACGACATGACTGGTATTCAGTCTTTGCTTGACGATTCGGTGGCCTTGGAAGCTGCAATTAAGGAAGAGACTGCTTTGTTGACGGCCTACCCGGAGATGCACTACTACGTTAATCAGGCCCATGGTCTTGGTTTCTATCGTGCAACTGAACAGGTAGCTCAAGCCAATCAGATGCTCAATGCACACAACATTTCTCGTTTGTATGGGACCGGTCGCTCTGTGCCTACACATGCAGACCAAGCAAAGGAAGTGATTGAGCGTCTGGTGACTTTGTATGGTTTGAGGTACACAGATCCCAAGAACCTGAATGCTGCTCGTGAAGTGCTGCGAAGCGAAAATCAACGAGGCCTTGAGAACGGTGTGAAGATGACTTTGCTTATGCACAAGCACTTGGAAGCAGATGCCAAAGACAGGTTGTTCCGTGAAAGCCCTGCTTTGATGATGCATGGTTACACGCCTGAGATCCTCAACCCTAAGACAACTTTCCAAGTGTCTTCTGACCCAGCGGAATGGAATTCCTTGCTGGAACAGGGCTATGAGTTTGTCGGCAACGTCAGCCGTGACTTGGCTGATCCTGATTCTGCTAAACCCAAGATGTTTATTCTTCGTGGTGGTGGATTGGGTCGGTACCAATCGGCTGCTGTGTCCTTGACCAGCATGGGTGCTAAAGGAGACTCAAAGCACAACAACTACTACAACCCCAACGACAGCATTGGCGTAGCCAACATGCAAAGCATGTCGCTGATTGCAAGCAGCCATCAAAGCCAAGTGGCTCAGCAGTTTGGTTCCAGTAACAACTTTGATCCTGTTGCTGAACGCAAGCGAAACAACTTCCTGTTGCCTTTGATGAATGAACAAGGTCAAGTGGTTGACTACCGGTATGTCATGTCTGCCAAAAACAAGGACACCTTGTTGGATCGTGACAATCGCTTTGAGCACATCTTGGGTGTGATGGCAGGCAGTACCTATGACAAGCTGGCCAGTCGTGAGCAGAACCGTAAGGTGCTGGAAGCTCTGAAGGAGCACTACTCAGCTGAGTTCGGTAGCAACCCTACTGGGTTTGTTCGCATTGCTCACAACAGCAACGATGCTCGACTGCGTGAAATCTGGGCCATGCTGCCTGACCAGACTCAACGTGACGCCAAAGATATTTGGGGCAAGTCTGGTATCTGGATTCCTAAGAACATGGTGGACACCGTGTTCGGTTATCGGAAAGCCAGCTTGGCTGATGCTTGGGAAAAAACCAATCCGAATGCGGTTGAGAAGCTGATGATCAACACAGTGACGGATCTGCTTCGTGTGTACGGGAAGATGAGTAAGGGGATGGACTCGGCTCAAGCTGCTCAGTACAGCAAGCGGGGTGCTGTAGTTGTGCGTCGGGCTGAGGCTGCATGGCAAGAAATCGTTCATGAGGTGAAGGACTTTATCGTGGTGAAGACTGGCACGGTGCTCTTGGGCAACGTGTTGTCTAACCTTGGCTTGCTTGCCATGAAGGGGGTACCAGTGCTGGATGGACTGAAGTACCAGAAGGTCGCGTTGAAGGCTGCGATGGACTATGAACGAGATCGACATGCTCTGGCTCAACTCAAGGCTTTGGAAGAGACTGGCTATCGCAGTCAAAGCATGGCTGAAGTACAAGCTGAAATCGTTCGATTGGAAGATGCGTTGGCGCGTAACCCAGTGTCTGAGCTGATCAACTACGGCCTCATGCCAACCATTGTTGAAGACATTACGATGGAGGGCAACCCGTATTCATACAAGAGCCAGTTGACACATTGGGCTGATGAAAAGACGGCTCGTGTGAACAAGCATGTCTTGAATGTGGGTCGGTTTGTTTACATGGCTCACGACACTCCTTTGTACAAGTTCCTGAGCAAGACTACTCAGTACTCTGACTTTGTGGCTCGTTACGCCATGTACATGCACCTCACCACTCGCAAGGACAATCCTTTGAGCAAGGCTGATGCGGTGTACGAGGCTTCTGAGTCGTTCGTGAACTACGATGTGCCTCTGCCCAAGTACATTCAGTACATGGATGACATGGGTTTGATGCCGTTCATCAAGTACTTCTTGAGCATTCAGCGGGTTTTGGCAAAGACGTTCAAGGACAACCCACTGCGTGTGTTGAGTGTTTTGGCTTTGAACAATCTGATGGGCAATCTGCCGATGCCAACTGATAGTTCTTTCTTCCTTCGGATTGGTAGCAATCCTTTGGACACCGGTGCCTTTGGCTTGCCGTCAGCATTGGGTGAAGCTATGACAGTACAAACTGGAATGTCGTTGATCAAGTAAGAAAAGAAAGGACTCCTTCGGGAGTCCTTTGTTTACC